TCCACAAATCTAAATTCTTTTGTGCCTCATCTACCTGCGCAAAATCTTGTTCACTAGCGATATTAAATCCCCCGAATACGTAAAGTTAACTTATATTATATAATATAAGCGTAAAACATGCCTTTGTCAAGTCTTTTTTTTATTTTTTTTAAATTCTTTGACCAGTAATCCAACTTCTCATTATCTTTCTACCTAAAAATTCTTTTTTCTCTTCAATCGTTTCCTCAAAATTCTCAGCATCAAATTTAACACTCAAGGGAGCTCTTGCGTTTATTACCGAATACCAAAGCCCATCAAGTATATCATCGTTCTTTGCTTTTGGGAAATGAAACATTTCATCAACTAAGTCACTATGTTGTTTCTTTATATAAAGCTTTCCCCTGTTTACTATTGGACAAAGAAGAGATTCTAATCTATCTTCTTTCTTAATACCAGAAGGCGGTCTAACACCACGGGCTATCCCGGGAGCCATCTTTCTATCCTTGCCAGATAACTCATTCACAGCATCTCGGATTATTCCCTGTGCTCCAACATGTTCTACGTTTGCCCTTCTCATTGGTTGGTATTCTTTTGCATATTGAAATATCTTTCTTGGCATATCATAAAGTGGTATATGCTCTCGGAAAATATCTATCACATAAATATTTTTATCACTATCAATGCCAGAAACAACAATAACCTGATAATCATGTTTGGCGGAAGACTCGTAAGCCAAATCGACACCCATATATACATTGACAGGAATAGCATCTTTTTTTGTAATAATATAGGCTTGATTATTCTTACCTTTAAACTGTCCATCAAAATAATTAATCTTATCTATTTTAAATTTTGCACTTTCTAAATCTCTGGCATCATTCATATACTCTTGGGCAAACTTATGAAGCTGACCAACATACTCATAATCTTTTCTTATACTTGCTATCTTTTCCTTTGGGAAATAAGAAGGCCACAATGGCTTATCATTCTCTATTACCCTGTGAAATACCATTTCCCAAGTATAGTCTTCTTTGTTTTCCTTTGCTTGGAGATAGCCATCATATATTCCCTGCAAAGCAGAATCGTAGTGGACGATTGTTCCTATAAGCCATATAGAGCCCTCGTTTCCCTTGGACTCTTCGAGCGCCGGATAAACTGTAGACATAAGCCATTCCTTAATCTCCTTGCGCCTTTCCGGTGTTTTAGTATTCAATTCAGACTCAAAATCATCAAGAATAATTTTTGTATAACGAAGACCGAGCTCTGATCTACCACGAAGTCTTTGGCTTGTCCCTTTGGCTATGATTCTATCACCCTTAGAAGTAGTGATTTCTTTTTCAGTCCATTTATTACCAGCCATATCTCCAAAATAATAATTTAATGCAGAATTAAATTCTATATGGCTTTTAATATACTTAAGATGGTCAACTGCCTGTCCCTGTTCTTCTGATACCCAAGCTGCAAATTCGTTTTTACCTTTTGGATTAAAACATATTCTATGCAGTAGGGCAGCTTTAGCCAAAGTAGATTTAGTATGACCGCGAGGCAATACAAGACAAAGCCTTCTTATAGTATTATCTAAAAACAATCCTCCAACTTCATGGTGAAACGGAGCCGGCTTTGACTTCATAAAGTCATCCGGAAGAAAAAGCTGGCCAAACGCAATCAGATCTTTCGAGACCATGTTGAGTACACGCTCTTTTTCATTTAGATCATTTGGAATTATATTAAACTTTTCTATCGTACCAATCTCCATTTGGAATCTCTTCAAAAATATCTACCATATCAAGAAGTTTCTGACCAGCAACATACACCCAAGTTCTTTCCCGCTCTCCAGAATCAAGATCAACATCAACTTCCACCCTGTCGTACAATCCCGTCATAACTCCTTCGTATAAATCATACTGCGCTAAATCTTCGCTCGTTACATCGTGAACCTCAACAACCGTTCCCTTACCTTTGTAATCCTGTATCATGGCAGGAAACTTTTGATGGCCGGGATAAACAAGTGAAGTATTGTTTACTCTACCAGTATTCTCATTACCATTTCTAAGTGTTCCGTATACAGCTAGTTTCATTTCTAGACCACGTCCCACTCTTTTTCACGTATACCGTTTTTCTTGCTACTTTGCACGGCATTCTTTTTGGCCTTTCTCTTGCTCTTTAGTTCCATTGACTTCACAAAAAAACTCTCTGGAGGGTCAATTTCACCGATAACTTTTTGAACAAGATTTTCAGCAACCTTATTGTTTATCACATAATCTTCCAAAGCACCTTTTAATTTACTTTCTTTTAAATCATTATGTACTTTTAATACTAAATCAAATTTAACTGTTTTCATTTATTTTTTCTCTTTTTATATGCATAATTTTTTTCAGAATCATATTCGTAATCATCATAATTTCCACCAGTCCTATCAATAGCTCTTTGTTCTGGAGTCATCAAACCCCTTTGGATACCCTCAAAGGTTGGAGTTCCATCACTATTAAGATGACCTCGCTTTACCAAAATATTCTTAGCAAAAATTTTTGCACTTTCATAATTAATACTACGACTACTATATATTTGCGATGTTAATCTTTCCCATATAGGAGATAGTTCATCTTTCTTTTCATTTGGCATACTAAGACTCTCCATAATTAAATATTAATCCCGGCATTTTTATTTCAAAGTTTTCATCATAAGATGAAAAGCATTCACAGCACTCTACAGAAAAATAATCTTCTGAGACGTTGTACCATATAGATGTATGCTCCCACATTGAGAACCCACATATTATACAATCTTTATTTCTCGACTTCTCTCGAAGCTTCGATGAGTTTTTTTGAATTTCCGCCTTGGATAGCATCTAGTTGCTCCTTTGTAAATCCTTGAAATAACGTAACAGATTCAGTTCGCTTGTCAGTCTCCATCATGCCGCTTATTTGCATTAGTGTTTTAATGGCTTGTATCTTATCTTTATCTTGAGCGCTTCTATTATCTATAACAGATTTCATTTTCTCAAGTAAATACAATGGAGTTATCTCAGCTTCATGTAAAACCTTGTCTACTTCTTCTCTGATCAAATTCTTAACCCTTTCGGTACTTAATAAAATTTTACCTTGGTAATCTGCATACTTTTCATTATTGGTTGGGTATGCCTTAATAAATGCCTCGGAGATGCCATCACCCTGTGCAACATACTTAGCAAACAAGAATTCCCTTCTAGTGGGTTTCTTTCTATGTATCTTTTGTTGGTACAGAGAAGTTTCGTCAGACCCGAAAGAGTACATGTTCTTTCTAAAGTCTCCTTCCATCTTCACTCCATCTCTGCAAATAAAAGAGCCAATAGCTGTCCTAACATAGTAATTACACACGCCCGTAGACTGACTGTTTCTAAGCTCACCCCGCTTTAGAACTTGACAGACCTTTCCGTCGTCAGTCGTTACCCAGCTACCTTCGGTGCCATCCCTCCAATTGCGAGTTAAATCATTATTAGGACAGTATTGGCGAAACTCCTTCTCGCTTTCATATACTACATGCTCAATCTTTTTTATTTTACGAACAAGCATATATTATAATATAATCCTTAAATACACTTTTGTCAAGTATTACCTCGCAATACTCCTTAATTCCGTTGAACCAGTGCTTATACTAGATTTGCTTCTTATGAACGGTGAATGACATCCTCCGCACCTGTAAACAGGAAATTCATTAGAGCTTGTAAAGTATGTAGCATCGGATGGTTTAATATTCTTGCTTCCACATGAAGGGCAAACACTAGTATCCATCAATACTCCAAGATTTGGATGATTCTTGATATATGGCCTCAGTTTAAGATAAAGCTGTTCCAAGCCCACGACATCACCTTTGTTGTATTTAAGCATTTCAGCTAATCTTTCTTTATTACCATTCATGCAATCAATCCACAATTGAAACTCAGTCTTCAGTTTCTCCGAAAGCCCAAATGTCTTAGTAAGGAAATCTTGCTTATTAGAACTAAATGCAAATTCCTTTCTTGCAATCTTAAGAGTGTCTATTGATTTATATGGAGATGGTGGATTCATATCATTAAGTATGAATCTTGCGTTAAGCTTCCTTATGTCAAACCGATCGCCGTTGTGAGCAATTACAATATCAGCTTCATCAATCAGCTTCCACACAGAATCCAATATTCTTTTATCATCCCTAGCAACCGCTTCCTCTGGAGTAAGAACGTCAGATAAGATATTTTCGTCATAAAGCCATTTGGCAGCCCAAGAGAGTACATACCAAAATTTTTGACCACCAGACTTATCTCTTACAATATTGGTGTGCGGAACATATTGCTTTCCAAAATCCCATACCCATACAGGCATAGGAGTTGTTTCTATATCAAAAATCAATATCCTAGGAAGAAGGCCAGTATTAGTTACATCGGTGGGCCTAGACCATCCCATAGATTCTATTTTGCGAGTAACGGATTTATATGTACGCATAAATCCAGAAGCGTCCAATTCAAAACAAATGTCTTTAACGCTTTTCATCGTTCTTGTGTACTGACTTATTATATTCATTTCAGCTTTAGTCCACTTCATACTCTTTTTCTCCCTTGATTGATTAAAAACCAACTTACTCTAAGAATCAATTTTAAGAATAATGATTCTACATAAAGAAACAGTGTTTTCATTTTCCCCAAACTTTCTCCGCAACTAACTGCGCAATAACTCCATACACGGATAAATCCTTAAAAGCATCCATATATGTTTCATCTTCCACAGCATTCTCGCCACGATGTTTTACAATGATATTCTTCAGCCTGTTCACTTTGTCATTCATTCTAATCACCAAGGCAGTCAGCGCAAACATTCTGTCTTCATCATTATCTAGATCACCGCCAAGCGTTATATTGCCACAACCGTAATCATATTGCTTTCGGCAAAACAGATCATATTGTTCTTTGGTTATATCTGAGAATCTTTCCATCATCATAGGATAGCCAGATTCAATAATCTTAACTATCTCCCCGTTTTTCGCCACAAGTACTCTCCTACACCTAATTGATGAAAACCGTTAGCAAGGGTTTCTATAAGCCCCTCGTCGTGGGCGCAGCCGGTATTTACAAGAATTGCATGAATTACTTCGTGTAAGAAAGTTTCATTCCTTCTTGACGTAACAAGCTTCTCATCTAAGAAAATTTCACAAGTACGCGGATTGTTCATCCCGAACAAATACTTATTCCCATCACCGCTTTTTTCGCCATCCATGAATTTTACTTTATATTCGTGACCGCCAATATCTATTTTTCGCATTCTTTCTCCTTTTCTTCTTTTCTCATTGAGCCCCAAGCTGGGACAGTACAAGGCATTACTTCTGCCCTGATAGGTCTTTGTTTGTTCTTTACTTCGTTTATTA